CTGATTCTGGGGCCTTGGCTGATGAGATTGAAAGAATTGATGGTATGTATCCATCACAGATTGATTATGACTGTACGTTATTGGAATGTCATGTAGATTTGGATTTAGAGGGTTATGAAGAGACTGGTGAGGACGGTGAGCCGACAGGGATTAAGATACCGTATGTTGTGACAATATCACAGGATAATGGCCAGATACTGGCGATTCGCAGGAATTATAGAGAAGGTGATGAGAAGAAGGCAAAGATACAATATTTTGTACATTATAAGTTTCTTCCAGGCTTTGGTTTCTATGGATTAGGGTTGATACATACTATCGGTGGTTTATCGCGAACCGCGACTGCTGCGTTGAGGCAGTTGATTGATGCTGGTACATTATCTAATCTTCCAGCAGGATTTAAGGCCCGCGGCCTACGGATCAGGGATGATGACGAGCCCTTACAGCCTGGAGAGTTTAGAGATGTAGATGCTCCAGGTGGTGATATAAAAGCGAGTTTAATGTCGTTGCCGTTCAAGGGCCCTGACCAGACTTTGATGAGTTTGTTAGGCTTTGTAGTTGATGCGGGACAGCGATTCGCTACCATAACGGACTTGAAAGTGGGCGATGGTAATCAACAGGCAGCTGTGGGCACCACTATAGCAATGTTGGAACAGGGCTCACGGGTCATGTCAGCTGTACACAAAAGATTACATTATGCGATGAAGCTGGAGTTCAAGCTGTTATCCAAGGTAATGTCCGAGTTTTTACCAGATGAGTATCCGTATAGTATCACGGGTGTTGATGGTAGTATAAGACGAGAGGACTTTGACGATAGGGTAGATGTTTTACCTGTATCTAATCCGAATGTATTTAGTCAGGCACAGAGGATATCTTTGGCGCAGACCAAAATGCAGTTAGCCACGTCAGCTCCTGATATGCATAACCTGTATGAAGTGTTCAGGGATATGTATGAGGCCTTGGGCGTAAGAGATATAGACAGGATTTTGAAACGCACACCTGAGCCAGAGGCTGTACCAAAGGATCCAGCTCAAGAGAATATAGATGTTCTGGATCAGATAAAACTTACTGTTTTTGAGGGTCAGTCGCATGAGGCACACATAATGGCACACATGGTTTTTGGATCTACCCCTCTTGTAGCTCAGTCTCCTGCTATGGCAGTCACTTTACAAAAGCACATAATGGAACACGTTAAGATAGGAGCTCGTGAAAGGGCTGCTGTTGACTTGATCCAAGCTGGTGGTGGTCAGGCTGTATCAGAAGAGCAGATGATTGATATGGAAGCCAAGACAGCTCAATATGTCGCAGAAGGCATGTCGCAGTTGAAAGCACTAAGCGGACAACTAAGCGGTGCAAATCAACCTGATCCTCTTGTAAAATTAAAGGAACAGGAGTTACAACTGAAATCACAGGCTGAAGAAAATGACGCTAAGGTAGACAGAGCTAAACTTGGCCTTGAAGAGAAGAAGGTGCAACAAAGAGACGAACAGTTTGATAAGCGGATACAAAGCTCTGAGAATATAGCGCAGGCTAGGATTGATTCGTCTATGCAACGTGAGTTAATGAAACAACAAAACAACCAAGGAGGTCAAGGTGGCTAAAAATAAAGGAACTTCAAAAGTTAACTTAGGAGCAGGAGGTATTATTTCAGCTTCTAAAGGCTCTGCAAAAATTAAAGAGATTCTTATGCCAGATCCAGGGGGTATAATAAAAGCGTCTGAGGGTATGAAAAAAATTAGGAAAGGTAAATAAGATGGCTAAATCAGGTGATACAAGAACTGAGAAGGATTTAAGAAAAGAATTTTTTGATGGTCCTGCTTCAGATTCTATGAGTTTTGAGCAGTTTTTAATTAGAGAAGGTCATGGGGATAAAGTGAAACCTATAAAAATGGCAGACGGCGGTGAAGTGTTTGCTCCTAACTCTGATTACTATAAGGATCTCTTGTAGAAGTGACGGCCTTCATGCTCGTCTGCTATCTAGGCGCACAGTTGGAAGGCGGGATTTATTTTAAAGATGTTAGTAATTGTTTGTCATATAAGAAACGATTGCATAATCAAACTATTATGCAAGAAAACAAAGAAACGACTTATCAATGCATGTGCAAACTAGTACCAAGGATAGATCCAAAGAAAGTGAGGGTGTATTAATGCCTGAAGATAAAAAGAAAATAGTAAATTTAGATGTAGGACAGAACAGCTTTGAGTTATCTCTTAGAATATTAGGTAATGAGTTTGTTGCTATAAAAATTGGCTCTACTAACTTTAGTGGTAAATTAATAGCAGGAGGTATTCTGTTATTATTCTTTACTTTGGTTTTGTTAGAGGGTTTTGGTTTAAATGAGGTATTATTACAATGAATGTAGACACTTTTTTAAGATGGAAAATACTACCAAGACTGATGATGCTTGCTAGTACAGTAATGTCTTGGCGTTGTGCAGAGTGGTTTATGGGATTAGAAGATCCAACTGCATCGCAATCAGCTTTTGTATCTGTTGTTATGGGTGTAATGACAGGTGTATTTGGTATATGGATGGGACACGAACATAAGGGAGATAATAATGTTAACAGCGTTAATAGGGCCAGTAAGTAACTTACTCGGCAAATTTATAGAAGACAAAGACATGAAGAATAAGTTGGCACATCAGGTGGCAACTATGGCTGAGAATCATGCGCAGGAGCTTGCAAAGGGTCAGATAGAGATAAATAAAGCTGAAGCGCAACATAAATCTATATTTGTGGCGGGCTGGCGCCCTTTTATCGGTTGGACATGCGGTATTGCCCTATGTTGGCATTTCGTGCTGGCGCCTGTTACTATGTTTGTATGTGCATATTTGTCTGTGCAGATACCTGAATTGCCAACTTTTGACATGGGTTCACTTATGACAGTTTTGATGGGCATGCTCGGATTGGGCGGCTTGAGGACATATGAAAAGCAGAAAGGACTAACCAAATGAAGAAGAAAATTAAAAAAGTTATTAAAGGTTTGAATAACGCCAGTAAACTACATGCGAAGCAAGCAAAAACATTGAAAACTGTGCTCAAGAAAGGAAATAAAAAATGAGTTTGTATGCCAACATAAATGCCAAGAAAAAAAGAATAGCTGCAGGTAGTGGCGAGAAGATGAAAAAGAAAGGTGCAAAAGGAGCCCCGACAGCTAAAAACTTTGCGCAAGCTAAGAAGACCGCTAAAAAACCAATGAAGAAAATAAAAGTATGATTAGACTTAATTTAGAATTATTTAAAGTTTTTAATAAAATTGGTAATTATTTTTACAGAAAACATGTCAATGGGGTAAAACGTGCGGCCAGAAACTGAAATATGTTATATACATAAAGTAGCTTTTGTAAAACACGAAGTTGAAGAACCCATTCCTTTTGCAGGAATTTTAAAATTTGTTGAATATAAATGCCCAATGTGTCAAAGTAGCTTTGAAGGTATAAGAGAATATACGACAGAATAGAATAATATGAGGTTTTTATACAAATGAATGAGATTTATCTTGCACAAGCTGTATTTAGGCTTATAAAAGAAAGAAGAGAACTTATTCGAGAGACTTTAGAGTTTGATAACGTGAAAGACATGGAACATTACAAAGGTCTAATGGGTGAGTTAAAATCTTTAGATTATCTAGAGGGCGAAATAAAAAATCTTTTAGATAAGCAGGAACAAGAGGAAGCTTAGATGGATACGTCCCCCACAGAATTAAATGGAACTTATGTAGATCCAAAAGACAGAGTTTTAGACCCTAGCTTAATAGAACAAAGCTTAATAGAAAGAATGCCGCAGCCAACAGGCTGGAGAATACTTATTCTGCCGTACAGAGGTAAGGGTAAGACAGAGGGCGGTATTTTGTTACCAGACAAGCTTGTAGAAGAAGGACAGGTTTCCACACAAGTGGGCTATGTATTGAAGGTAGGATCACTAGCTTACAAGGATACAGAGAAGTTTCCAGCGGGCCCTTGGTGCGCGGAAAAGGATTGGGTAATGTTTGCCCGATATGCAGGATCTCGGTTTAAAATAGACGGCGGAGAGGTCAGAATTTTAAATGATGACGAGATTTTAGCAAAAATCATGGACCCTGAAGACATTTTACATTATTAAGAGGTAGATATGAGTGGAAAAGAAGCACAAGCAGAACTAGATTTAGATTTAGGTGAAGAAGATGGTCCAGATGTGGAAGTTACTGTCGAACAACCGACTGAAAATGAAGAGGTTGCAGCTGAACCTGAAGTTGCAGCGTCTGAGGATGAGTTTCAAAAAAGTGAGAATCAAACTCAAAAAAGAATTAATCGTCTTACTAAAAAAATGCGAGAAGCTGAGAAAAGCGCTGATGAAGCGACTAGGTTTGCACAGCAAAAAGCAAAAGAAAACCAAGAATTAGCTCAAAGACTTA